TTAAACTTACGTTGCTTGGCACCTTGGTAGTCCTTGATCTTGACACCTTGTGCTGCCAAGGAACTAGCGTCGTCCTCTGTCATGGTAATTGTCATTGAATAAGCACCAGTGTCCTGACCGTTGAACACGTCATGCTGAGTTAGGTTACTAAAGTTACAAATACCTTCTATTACTGCCATTGGAATAATCTCCGTTAGTCGCAGACTTACGTCTACATTTCTACTTGGGTTGCGACTAGGTCACTCCTAGTCATACTATTAGTATACCACATCTAGTCATCTTCAGCAACTGGAAATGGATCACTAACTCTTTCCAGGAATAACTCAAAGTCAGACCTGTTAATTCTTAAGTTGTCGCTAGGAGCCTCTCTAGTGTCCATCTCAAGCTTAAAAACAAAAGGTATACCACCATAAGGGTCACACCTCATAATCTCGTTAGCGACGTCTCTAGCCTCACTGTAGCCAAGGCGATAAATAGAGTAGTCACCACCGGTTATTTCGTACACACTAAACTCGTCTCTAATCATACTTAAGTTATCTCCTGTTGTTACTACAGAAGTACTACAGGAGTACTTCTGTAGTTTACTACTATGGTTTACTACTTTAGTTTAACTACTTAGGTAATACCTTAGTACTACTTTAGTAGAGGGTATCATAGTCCTCATCATTTGTCAAGAATAAATCCTCAGTAATAGTACCAATGCTGTCAACATTAGTATCTATGGAAGAAAATAAGCAGTTGTTGCATAGATCAATAAAGTTTCCTTGGTTGTCTTTCTTTAACAATTCTTTTTCTTCCAATATTCGATCACATGCTTTACATCTCATATGTTCTTCCAGTTGTCCCCATAAATATCTAGCATGTTACGCTCTAGGTCAGCTTTTGACATCTCCTGCAGCCTGTGTTTTACCTGGAGTCTAAACATTTCTATTTCGTATTCCTCAATCATAGCCATCATGTAGTCCATCTCAGCAGCACTAAAGTAGTCTGTTGGATCTGGTGGTATCATTTGTTCTACCATTGTCTTTTACCTCTTGTAAGTCTATTAAGGTGTTTAATTGCTTGCTCTAGCTGTTGCATACGCTGAAGTTTTAACTGGTGTTCATGGTTAAGTTCTTCAACTGTTAGCTCTAGGTTAGCCATTGCAGCATTCATACGGCCATAATCAGGCTCAGCGTCAGGGTCGTAATCAGGTTCTACATAATGCCTATAAATACCTCTGCCTTCTAACCTGTCGTAATAGTCATCATGCCAAACGTCTGCTGTTTCTTTTGTCATCTTTAATTCTCCTTTGCTCCTACGTATTTCCAAAGCTTACCAGATTGTTTTAGCTTTTTCAATGCTTGGTATTCAATTTGTTGTACTTCTGCCCTACTTAAGTTTAAAACCTTCGCTACTTCTTCCTGAGTCATGAAGTAATCACTAACGTGGCTACGTTTTTTCACTACATCGTCTCCTGATAAACCTTTGTAACTTCACAGCGTAACCAGGCAATACAAAGTATGTAAGTGTTGCCAGTGTCACCATAAGCAGGAACAAAGAAAGTTTTAAACACAGGAGTTTTAACAAAGTAAATGTTAAAGCTTAGCCCTAGCATTTTTGGTTGCTCCTCTAGGTTTAGTTTTAAATCTCTCGTAAAGTGTGCACATGTACCACCAGAAGCCAACACTGGTTATTAGTAGTACTATATCCCACCAAGGTTGCCATTGTTCAAACATGTCTTTAGTTCTCCTCTTCTGCAGCCTGTTTCATCCGCTCAAACTTCCTGTTAAACTCTTCTTGGTCTATGGTAACCCATGACACAAAAACTATAGCGCAAACCATAGCGACCAATAAACAACCTACATCAAACATCGTCCAGAACTCCCATAGCCTGCGCAAACTCTCTACGTGTGTTGAAGTCCTCCAAAGCGTCGCTAACGTCGCTATAAATCAACATATTACCCACGTAGTCCCCATCTTGTCTCCAGACTATGTGTGCACTGTTTATATCTGAATAGCCGCAGTAAACCTTTGTTTTACCGTTGTTCATGTCAAAGCTTGTAAAGTAGTCAACTGATGATTTCACGATACTAAGTCCTCTATGTCTGACTGTGGCACCTCGTAAGCTTGGGCACCTTGTAGCCATTGGTTAATATGTTTGGTTGTGGTTGGGTTAAACTTCTTTTGTGTACGTATATACCCTCTGTTTGGTAGCCATGCTGCAACAGGTGTTCCATAGCTGAACAGAATGTCCATTGGCCCGTTGTGTAGATCGTAGGTGACTTGTGTTGTGTTGCTTCCTAGTTGCTTGAGTCTCATTGGTTAGCCCTCTTGCGTGTGTCTGTGGAAATTAGTCATTGCTTGTATTGTGTCGTATGCTTCACGCTTGGTCGCTGTATAAGCCAGTGTTCTAATACCTCCGCTTTCGTTTACCAGTTGTACAACGTTGTTGTTGTAAGTTCTGATGCAACCAAGTTCTCCGTCTTTCTTACCTATGCAGTCGTTTAGGTAATCAAGCGCACATTCAATATGTTTGTTGTTTACTCTATAGCTCATGTTGTTTTGCTCCGTTGTGTTAGTTGATGTAGTTACTTTAGATGCAACACTTGCTACAGTCCAATATTAGTTTTGAATATTGAAATACAAAGTCATTCACCTGGTAAATAACTATTGACAATACCTAGTGTTTGGTGTACTCGCGTGTACGTACGTATAAATATAAGTAGTGGCTAAAGGGTCCAACATAGGCTCACACACTTGTCAACCCATGCAAACACCATGCCAAGTTTCCCGTGTTGGTCTTATTGTGCACCTCGTGCAAGAACCATGCCAACTCCAGTGGCTAAC